GTATTCATTAAATGTTCATAGATTGGTGTAGGATATGCACCCGGAGCACTAGGTTGAGCTACCACATCAACTGTGATAATCTCAAAATCTGACACGTGACCGGAACCGTCCTCACGAACGTTTCCAGACCCGCGACTTGAAACTCCTAACTTCACTCCACTTTTCAACATTGTTTCCACAAGTTGTCCCATAGGAGTTGGTAGGATTTTTAATTTTCCATAACCGTCTGCGCCTTCCATCCACATTTCTGTGATCATATGACTCACACGGTCAAGGTTAATTCTTAGGTCATCTGGATGATCAACTTCGCCTAACACTGAATAGCCACCTGCGATTTGATCGTTCAGGGTCTTGACAGCCCTGGCAATCTCTTGTACAGGATAAACACGCTGATTCTGATTCCTCTTGTCACCTTGGATAAAAATCCCTTTCATGTGGAGATTTTTTCCGCCGTCACCGTCGGTTTCTACGACCACTTTCGCTTGGTCGAAACTCAGGTTTTCGCGAAGATAGTTCATCATACTACCTTATTTTGCTCTTCCGGGAGCACCGTTAAGCGGACTACCTGCGCTTTTATCGCCATCATCTCCGCCTTTTGGAGCACTCATCTTCTTAAGATGTTTAACTCCAGCCTTACCGCCAGGAACATTTACATTACCTGCGTTATCTTCTTTAGTACTAGGATTAGCTAAACCGCCTTTTGTACCGCCAGTGGTGCTTTCGCCACCCTTAACAATATTAGCAGTTGTACCACCCATGTCGTTCTTACCAGCTACAATAGACTTAGCGTTTGCGCCGTTGTCGCCCATCTTTGCTGAGCTAACTTTTTCTACATACTCACGAACAAAGCTATCTTCTAAGTCTTTGTCCATGCCCATGTCGTCACCGCCCATGTCGTCACCGCCCATGTCGTCCATGTCGTCCATTCCGCCTTCGTCGGCCATTAATGCTTCAAATTCTGAACGTAATTCATCAAGTGCGTCTTCTAGATCAACAACACGGTCTTCTAGATCGCCTTCTCCTTCTGAACCTTCTTCGTCGCCCATTTCGGCGTCAATATCATCAACAAAGTCGTCGCCTGCGTCACCGCCTACGTCACCTTCGTCTTCATCGTCGCCTTCAGCAAAACCAAAACTCTCGTCCACTTCTTCGTCGTCTTCGTCTTCGTCTTTAGCTTCGTCAACTTGTTCGTCGTCTTCATCTTTATCCTTAGCTTCATCCATTTCTTCGTCTTCGTCTTCCTCATTTACTTGGAAGTCTTCAGCAAGAATTTCTTCATAGATTTCGCGAGATTTTTCAACTACTAGTTGATGGAAAAGCTCTTTGGCTTTGTCACTTTCTTCATTAATAAGATGTTCGAGCATCTGCTCGAACTTATTTCGATCAGTCATGGTTTGTCTCCTATAGGTTGCAAGGCTGTCAAATATATTTACACTTAATTGTAATAATAGGGGTAAAATGGTGTAATTTTAACGAATTTTAGACCACGTTTCTTGTAATTTCTTAAATTCGTTAATATGCATGTGTCTAAAATTATGTTGTTCCCATGCGGGAGTATAATATGTGTTATCAACTACTCGATAAAATTTTATTTTAGGATTAGTTTTTACAACACTTTCGGTTTGTCGTTCCCAGTTACCGTAGTAAGTTGCTGGTTGATCTGAAGTTTTATAATTGTCTGTATCTGCATAAACGTTGTTTACTTTGCCAGCAACTCCTGTAAAATCAAAACCAAAAACAAAAATTTCTATAGGTTGATGTTTAGCAGCTAGGTACAAGGCTGTAGGTCCTGAACTCCAACCTAAGCTAGGGTCAAAATATTTGAACCCGTTAAATGTTTTATATCTTATGTTAGGGTTAGTCCAAACTTCGTGATTTAATTGATATCTAGAATTGGCAATTTCTATAATCATCTTACTATCTACTGCTACCAGATAATCTGGCTCAAACTCTCTATAGAGAGCGTTACATCCGTAGACATTACCGTAAGATTTTATATCGTTGGGGTTAATTAATAGGCGGCTGCGCCCATTTCCTAAAACAAAACTTCTCATAAATTAATTTATGCTGCTGGCTGAGCAGGAGCCATATACATTGATTGAATTAGTTCTAATTCTTTTTCTTGTTCAAGTATATGTGATTCACTAGCTTTTCTAAGCTCGTTAATCTGTTTTAGTGTTAGTCGAGTTTTACGTGTATCTTTTCTTTTTAAAGATGTAATGTCGCGAGCAGGCGAACTGCGTAGATCATTAGACACAGATTGCATGTCTTTGTCAGCATAAAAAAGTTCTCGTAAAATCATATGAAATATTTATGCTGTTGGCGGTGTTACTGGTGCAGTAGGCGCAGTAGTTCCTGGAGCAACTGTAGCTGCACCACCAGCGTCATCTGGTGCTACTTCGTCTGCTAGGTCACCTAAATCACTTTCAATGCCTGCTTGACTAATACCTGCTGATCGCATTTCGCCTGAGCTATCTGTTGGAATAGCTTTACTCTTACCGTTTTCTTCAGCCCATAGACGTTCGTTTTCTGCCATTTCTTCGTCTGTTAAACCTAAGAATCGTTTCATAGCAAAACGTTTACTCATGTGTGGAACTTGTAATACCTGTTGGAACTGTGGAACACGCTGACCGTCTAATTCTGCTTGACGATATGTAGCAAAGTTTTGCGGAGGTTGAAATTGTAATTCAAACATACTTGAATCAATGTTTACTCCTCTATCGTACAAATAAAGTTTAAACTCTTGATCAAACATCTCTTGCATTAAGCTTTGTAAACGTTGGCAATAGTTATTAAAACGTAGTTCTTGAATATATGCTGTACCAACTCGCCCATCGTTATACTGCGCTTGGCTATCATCTGCACCTGTTGGCAGATAGCTACTTGGAATTCTTAAACCACGAAATAGTTTATTTGTAAAGTATTTTAAATCATCAATCTCGCCGAGATTCGTCCCTCCAGGTAGAGTCTCAACTTTGGATCCTCTTCCTTCAGCAGTTTGTGGGAAGAAGTAATCTTCATTGATAGATAGCGGGTTATATGCTGAATCAATAACGTTAGTACCACCGCCAGTAGCACTAGGTAGTCTTCTTTGGTTAATTTCATTTTTAACCCTTTCAACAAAACTCATAGCAAGGTGACTAGGCATATTACCTACATCAACATAAAATACTCTGCGCTCAGGGGCACGTTGAACACGATAGATAATAATAGCATCTTCAAGTAATTCTTTTTGCTTGTAAACTTTAAAAACGTTTTCTAACAAACTGTTACCAAAAGGATAGTTATTATCTAACCCTTCACTTAGACTCAAATGAACCACATGCTTTGCTTCAATAGCAACTTCGTTTTGATTATTACTAAAACGAGTACCTGGACTAATAGGATATGCACTAGCATTTCCTCTAGCGGCAGCGCCACCCGCTGCATAAGCAGTGCCTCTGTTGTTAGTGTTCATCGTGTTAGGATTAATTGTAGTAACAACTAGATCTTGAAAGTTAGGATTTAAGTCACGAATTACATATTGTTCTGGCGCTTTACCTTCACTTTCATTTACAATAACTTTGGTAATCTTGCCTGGATCAATGTAGACCCATTTTTTATTTTCAGGATCACGAACAAAAAATGCATCGCCATATTTGAATACGTTGCGTACAATTCTAAAGATTCTAGTTTCAAATTTTTGTAATTTGCACCACTGTTGTAGATATTCTCTAAGAATAGCTATTTCTGAATTTGTAGCTTTTGTTCTATAAAACAAAGTAAATGGTGTGTGATTTTCTTTATTTTTTTGACTGCAAAATTCTGCAATAATGTCTAGTGCCGCATTAACTTCACTATCCATATCCATAGTATCGTATTGCAAATATCGTTCAATACGATTTGGAGCACCGGTGTATACATCAGGTAAAAAACTTGAATAGTTAGCACGAGCTGGACCAGGACGTGACGAGTTCGATCCGATTGGACTATAAGTCCCTGGATTGTTGTCAACCGTTACCGGTGTAAAATATTTTTTCCAACTCATGCTTTGGCTCTCTCATATAGATTATTACTACCAGCTTTTGCTGATCGAGCAATAGCTGCATATCCCTGCTCAGATGTTGTAATTAACTGTGCTACTCTACTATTTAACGCTGTTAGAGAATTAACAACATCATCAAGAGTAGTTTTGCTGTCTTTGCCACCAGCGACTGCACCGGCAGCAGAACTTCTAGATGCATTAGCTCGCATAGCAGCGCCCATATCGGCATCTTCTTGATCAGCTGCTGTCATTGCTGGTTGTGCAGCGGCTGCTGGCCTAGTTGGAGCTGCTGAAACTGTACTTTTTGGTTTAGGTATTGGCATACCATTTGGACTAAGGGTGAAGCTGTTGATATCTATATTTCTACCAGGCTGTTGTGCAGCAGTAGGCGATGATGACGATACAAGATCTCCCATTGCACTTTGACGTGCAATTGCACCATCTAAGTCGCCAAACTCGTCATACGGCTGACTTGCTTGTTGAGCTGCAATTGCACCATCTAAGTCGCCAAACTCGTCATATGGTTGTGATTGTGCGTACTTCATAGCACCTTCTAAGTCGCCAAACTCTGTGTCTGGGTACATTCTTTCTCGGGCTGCTTTCATTGCACCTTCTAAGTCGCCAAACTCAGTGTCTATAGGCATAGCATTGTCAATGTCGGCATACACTTGATCCATTATATCACTAGTATCGCTCCAGCCGTCGGCATACCTAGACATTGCTTCTAGTTGTTTGTTAGTTAATTTTTCTATTTGCCCGTCTAACTGTTCAGCCTCATCAAATATTTCGTCCCACTCTGTACCACTTCTTGCAATACCATCGTTCATGATATCTTCAAGTTCCTGTCGGCGCTTACTTGCATATTCAAGTGCATTTGCTGTTTGATCTATAGAATCCAACGGTATTGCTTCTTGTAGATCGGTTGCCATTCTAGACACTACATCATCAAAGTTACTGCCAAACTCGTCAAAACTTTCTTCAAATGGAGCAAACGTAATACCTTTGCTTGATTTAGATACAATGTCTTCAAATCCAGTATTAAAGTCTGCAAAAGATTTTTCAAAAGGTTTAGTCATGTCTGCTAGTGCAGCAGTATCTAATTTTATGCTAGAAGATCCGCCACCGCTAATAGTTGTGCTAATATCTTTAGATATTTCGTTAAAGTTTATTCCACCACTAAAACCGCCACCTGATACTAAGTCAGGCGTAGACATTTTAGACATCATGCCAGTCATGCCACTCATTGATGACTGTACAACTTTCTTTAAATCATCTGGACGCATGACACTTTCTAGGCCATGTAATTCTACTAGGGTACCTTCTCCAAAATTTTCAAACAGGTTACCTGTAGCTCCTAAACTACCAGTATTTCTTCTCGGTGCTTGTGCTGCCGGTTGTCCTCCAGGTGCTGGTTGAATTCCTGCTAATTTTAATAAAGCATCAGCAGCAGTTGATGCTGCTTTTCCTAATCCTGCTATAGGACCAGCTGCATCGTTTGCTTTTGAAAATCCTTTTTCTAATTGTTTTTCAATGCCTTGAACAAATGTTTCTTGAGTACCAACTTTAGTAGCACCTAATGCACCGTCAGCAAGTTTAGTCAATGCTGGATTAACTTTTTCGTTAAGTGGTACAACTAATTTGTTAAAGAATGCACTTTCAACATCTGCAGTTCTAGCACCTAAATTAATCATAGCTCTAGTAGCAGCATTAGTTTGGTCACCGTTTTCTTTAGCACCTTGTTGACCTCTTTCTGCTTGTTCTCTATATAATTGCTGAGCTTTTGCTAATTGTGCTTTATCACTTAGATCTAATTTATTTGCAGCAGCAATTCCTTCAAGACCTCTTTGATAATCCATTTGAGCTGACATACTATCTCTAAATGTTTTACCAACTGCACCAGATGTGTTGTCCATTGAAGCCATTAAGAGAACTTGTTTGTTTTGCATGTCGTTATTAAATGCACTTCTAGCTGCTATTTGAGCATCAGTTGCTTGTTTTTCTCTTTCAGCACTATCCATTTGAGTATTAGCACTGACTTGAGCAGCTCGCATGGTATTTCGAGACTGTTCTCCCATTAGAGATGCCTGTTGTGCAGCTTCTTTACTCAGTATCTGTCCAGTAGCAAATACTTCTTTAAACATCTGGCCTTGGCCTCGATTCTGTGCCTCTGCTAACTGTGCTCTAGCGTTCTTTTCAAACTCTGCTCGTTTAGCTGGATCATCAATCTCCATCATTTTAGATCGTAGAGCAGCTTCGAATGCCATGTCTGCGTTGTTTTTACGCATTTGTGCCATTTGTTCTTCTCTAGTCTTACCAGTGAGTTTGGCCATTAAGTCCATTTCTCTAGCTAGAGCAGTAGCGTTTTCAGTTAATGCTTTACTTCTTGATTCATCGTTTTGAAATTGAGCTCTAGACGATACATTAGTTAGAGCTAAAATATCATTGAGATCTTTGTTTGTGTATCCCATTTGACGAAGTTGATCAGTAACTGGACCAAGTTCGTCAAACATTCTTTTGCTAGCAAGAGCAAAAGATGCTGCACCTTTACTAACATCGCCACCAAAGCCTGTCATTGAAGCAGAATTTTCTTTGATAACTCCTGCAAATTCTCCAACGTCTAGTCGTGCGCCAGCGGCGGCGGCACGCATTGCAACAATATCATTGCTAAAACTAGCACCTACCTTGCTTAAATCTCTCCATGTATTAAGATTATCCTGGATAACTTGTGAAAGATTTGTATATTGTATTTTTGCTTGACCTACAACATCTTTAAGAGTGTCAAAACCGGCTGTTAGTCCTTGACCTGATTTAGTTAAATCACTTATAGAAGATCCAGATGAGCCTGGAGCAGTACCGGTGCTACTGCCTTTACCGCCTGTTCCGGTAACTCCTGCTATTTTTAAAGATTTTGCTATCTCACTTGCAATAAGTTGAGCATCTGCTGTAGTTAATGACATTATTTTTTCCGGTAAAATCTACGTATATAAATACCTATATTATATTTATCGGATAGATTATGACAGGAAATAACCCGTTACAAAGATTTTTTAGACAACCAAAACTCTATGTCTCATTACCAAGTAAGGGCATTTATTACGAACCCGGTGCTCTTCAAGGAGACTGGAGTAATGTTCCTATTTTTGCCATGAGTGGTATGGATGAAATCATAATGAAAACTCCAGATGCTTTATTCAGCGGAGAAGCCACTGCTAAAGTTATTGAAAGTTGCTGTCCTTATATAACAAATGCTAAGTTAATGCCTACTATCGATATAGATTCTTTATTAGTTGCAATTAGAATTGCAACATTTGGTGAAAAAATGACTATATCGCAAAACTGTAAGCATTGCGATGCAGAAAATGAATACGAAATTGAACTTACTAAGTTAATCGATTACTTTAGTTCTTTAAAGTATGTTAGTCAAATTCAAGTCATGGAAGGGTTAACTATTAGTGTACGACCTTTACAATACGAAGAAATGACCTATTTTAGTATTGAAAACTTTAAATTACAAAAAACATTGTATCAAACCGGTGAACTTCCAGAAGATCAAAGACAAAAACAAATTGATGAGATTTATAAAACTCTTTCAGAGTTACAATTACAATTATTCTTAACTAGTATTGAAAATGTTCAAGCTGACGGTGTTATGGTCACTGACAAAGCATTTATTGAAGAATATCTGCGTAATACTGACAGAGAAAATTACAAAATTATCAAAGAAAAATTAGAACAAAATAAAGAAACTTGGAATATTCCATCACAACCCGTTATGTGTTCTTCATGTGGTAAAGAAAATTCTATTACAGTACAGGTAGATCAAAGTAATTTTTTCGCATAAGGCTCTTGTTCCTCTCCGCAGATGAGATTGAAAACACTGTAAAAAATCTAGAACAAGACGCCAAAAATTTAAAAGACGAGATTTTTAGAATTAGTTGGTATATGCGAGGCGGAGTAGATAGCAAAGATCTATTTTACCTGTACTCTTACGAAGACAGAATGATCTTAAATCATATTATCAAAGAAAATATCGAAGCTACAAAGAAAAGCGGTATGAATTTTCTTTAACTAGGTGTAAATCCAACTTTGGCCATTAGATCGCTAGGATATGTTAGTTTAGGATTTAACGGTAAACCTTGTAAGGGATGAGGTAAGGGACTAGGTTTATTATTTGCATTTCGTCTTGCTATAATACCTAAATTAGGCGTAAGCCAAAATGCTCGATCATTTCGTAGATAGCCGTCACCTGTAGTAGCAGGAACACCCCCTACAAATTTAACATTTGCCGCTCTTTCATCTTCTACATCTTTAGTAGCTTGATCTGGAGATGTAGGTGAAAATGGCGACTTTGCAGCATCTGGTACACTTAAAGGTATACCTGTTTTTTCTGAAATATATGCTAATGCCTCGTCTAACAGTGTAACAATAATATCTGCAGACCAACTCATAATAGGACCTAGTATAGACTTAGCTAGCTGACCTGCAGATATCAATGCTAACCCAATTGCAAATTGTTTAAGCCATTCTTGACCTGACTCTGTGCTAAACCATGCTGTAAGAGCAGTCTTTACCGCAGTCATTTTTGCACCACCGCCTAAAGTAGCTAGCCATCCTGCAAACTGCAACGGTCTGCCAAACACTTGCCCTATAATGCCAAATAGGTTTGCAAATTTACCTAAAGCTCCTATAATTCTACCTGCTAATCCTAGTCCAACCATTTGTAGGGCTGCTTCTCCTAGTAGGTCTTGACGCAAGTTTTGACCTTGTTCCTTAGCTTCTTCAAATGACATGCCTTTAAAAATGTTATCTTCTGAAACTTCTTTTCCGGAACTCAACGAATCTCGCAACTCTACAAAATCTTCTTCAATGGCTGCAATCTGTATTAGATAATTTCCAATAACTGCACCTAGACCAAGAGTTCGGATTAATCCTGCTACAGCGGCATTTGCACTTAATGCTGCTGCACCTGCCGCTGCCGCTGTTTTTGAAGCTGCTGCACGTTTGGCCAACATTTCAGTTCTTTGTTTGCCTGTAAGTCCTTTAATACTGTATTTGCCTCTAGCAGCTCTTTTTGCAGTTACTTCTGCATATCTTTTGTTAATTTTACTTCTTAACCACTTGCCGCCTTTAGTCTTAGCAGCTTTTGGAACTATTTTTGCTACACCTGCTCTGCCTAATTTTAAAAATCCAGGAGTAAACATCAGTATAGCATCTATAAAAAGTTCTTCCCATTCCTCATCAGTGATTTTTTCAGGATCCTCGTTATATTTCTTAATAAAATTATATACATCATAGGCACTCCATGCTGCTATTCCAATAGAGATAGCAGTCAAAATTCCACCTAATCCAATACCCCCAATAATAGGAAGTGCTTCATTAATTTGTTTTTTCTCGAGAACTTCGTAAACTTTCATAGTTTTATATTTATTAAAGAAGAACTTACGTTCTTCTGTTCTTCGCTATCGCTCGAACTATTGTTTTCTTTTATTACTGCGAAGCAGTTTAAATATTATCTAGATTGTTCAGTCACACTTTGCCCTTGCGGGCAAAAAATGAAACATTATCTGAGTTGAACATGTCACACTAGCGTTACAGCATTACAGTGGCGGTTGTCCGGTACCACGAGCTGAGTCTTTATCACAACGGCAGGCCTATAAATGTACGCTAACACAAGTATAGCCGCGGGTTTTTCTCCCTCTTTTAGCCTTTTTAAAATTTTCTTGTATAGCAAATCCGGTTGTATGTAGGCATATCCGAACATCGTCCTGTAAAGGATAGTTGCTATAAACTCACAACGGCGAGAGATTTCCTTACCCCGCGACATCACCGAGGATTTGGGCGTCCGAAATTAGCTGACGCTTGCTTTAACCGTTTGATTTTGCCTGTGATTGTTCTTGTAGGCGTTGCCTTAGTACATTTGAACCACCAATTCTACAGTTGATAATACCATTATAGTATTCATCTGTTTCAAGAACTCTACGTTCAAATTGTTCTCTTGCCTCTAGATATGACATTTCTGCCTTAGATTTGCAGTAATAAAGTATTTCTCTTGTAAATTTTTCCGGACCTAGTGTTTGGACATCTGCATTGAGCCTATCAGAACTGCTCCAATAATCGCGCCAATCGCTTTCTACTGTGCTTCTGCGTTTTAATTTTTTGCCTTTGAGTGGTGGTTTAGTACGTTTGAATTGTGCAAGTTTTTTGCCTATGTACTTTTGCCCGGTTGTGAGATTAGTAATCAAATAAACAAAGCCAATATAGCCTTCTGGTATTTCTTCTACTTGTTGATCTTGATATGTCCATAGCATGTACTATGTATTATCTTGTGCCTTTGTTGCCTTATTCTTTTGAGCGTACTCTTTTTGTTTAATTTTTCTTGTAGATAAGATTTCTTCTCGCATTTCTAGTGCGATTCGCCTAATTTCGTATAAGTGTTTGCGTAGCCTAATACCACTAGCATGATGCTCATAGGTTTCGTACTTTTGATTTTCTTCAAAGTAAGCTCGAAACTCTTTCATCAATGCTTCGTGTAAATGCCTTGTAGTCATTCTTCTATTTCAATATCGTTTGCGTAACTGGTGTATCCGTTTTCTTTAATAACTTTAAGTACATTGTTAACACGACCAATAAGTTCGTCTTTGTGACTGATAAGATAAATGTTTTTATTTCTTTCTCTAGCCATCTTTTTTAATACTCCAAGCGCATTTTCTACACCAGCTGCATCTAATCCGTTATCAACTAATTCGTCAATGAACAACAGATTGATGTTTTGATATAAACTTTCCCATACATCTCTAAACGCCCAGCTTAAACCTAATATAAGTCTGTTACGTTCTCCTCTTGACAGGTTATCAAAATCTAAATCTTGACCTAATTGTGTAATCTCAACATTCAAATCATTTAAGAAACTTACTTGATGCGGTAATCCCATCTTGTCAAGATAGTATGTAAGCCTATTGTTTAAGTAGGCTAAGTTTTGATCAATAATCTTTTTACGAATAAAACTATCTTTGTTAGTTAACAACTTTAATAAAAATTCTTCGTGATCTTTTAATACAGTTAACTCATTAATTTTATTCCAGCTAATTTCTTGAATAGCAGTGTTTTGTAATTCGTCAATTTGTTCTTGATAGGGATCTGTTTCTTCACTACGTTTAAGAAGTGCAGCTTCTAAGGTAGTTAAATTATTTTGATGCTTGAGAGCTTCCTCTACTGTCTCATAAAATGTTTTAGGCCGACCGTTAATATCGCCTATTTCGGTTAACTCTTGTACAACAGTAGTATAGCTATCTGAAATTCCTTGCAAATACACAAATGCATCTGCTAGATTTTTTTCAGCTTCGGCAGTCATTTCTTCATGTGTATGTGTATGCACCCCTTGTTTACAACTGGGGCAAATATTATTTTTGAGCTCTTCAACTGCTTTCTTATATTTGTCAACTTGTTTATCTGCTTGTGTAATAGCAGTTTCAAGTGTTGCTTTTTCTTTATTAAGACTTTTAATTTTAGCAGATAGCTCGTCGTAATTTTTTAGTTTAGCATGTTGTTCTAATTCTTTTTCAATATCAACATCTTTTAATTCTAGTATACTATTAGCTAGTTTTTCTAAATCAGTTGACTGTTGTTTGCGCCAAGCGTTCTGTTTAGTTTCTAAACCAGTAATACTTTGCTGTATACGCTCATTAGACTTTTTAGCAGCCTCAATGTCAGCAGTTTCTTGTTGTATTTGATCTTTGGTACGACGAACCTGTTCTTTTAAAGTTTCTGCTTTTTCACTTAAAAGAGTAATACCTAGTAACTGCTCAATAATTTCACGCTGTTCATTAGCTTTCATGCTAAGAAAAGGAACAGTATAGGTATTCAACGCTACAATGTTTTGAAACATTGTATGGCTCATGCCTAACAATAGGTCAATATCTTTTTGTGTTTCTCGAGAATCGCCTTGACTATCGTCTTGATCGTCAATTGATTGTTCTTTATCATCAACAAAAAATTTCATTACAGTTGGTTTACGCCCTCGTTCGATACGGTATTTTGTACCGCTTCTTTCGAAACTTAGTGTAACTAACATGTTTTTATTGTTAATCTTATTAATTAAGTTATCTTTTTTAATATTAGTCAGTGCTTGACCATAAAGAGCATAACTTAAAGCATTAACAATA